TCTTTTCATACTTGCTGTATATCCTAGCTCATCAATTTCTATGTTTTCATCCTGATCATCAGAAAATAATTCCGCTCTAAACCTAAAACCTCTTGCTGAATATTCACCATTTGCAAAAATATTAAAAGGACTAAAAGCACTTGATATGTTGCAGTTTCCACTTGTTGTAACATTATTTCCAGAACTATCTTTTACTTTTATAAATTCAAGAGTTCCAGATGTAATAGAATTATTTGATGAAGTTGTAATTTTAACAGTGCCTAATGGCAGAGTGGATCCGACTGTATAATCTCCACTTGTAAGATTACCAGTTAAAACTCTTAAATTTACAGTGTCATTTGCAACTAATCCCCCATGATCTCCTGTTGTAATAAATCTTATTTCTCCTGTAGAAGCATCTACAACTTCATATTCTGCCAATACACGAACAGCTTCAGCTACAAATACATTTGCATTAGTAACAGATGCAACTTTTAAAAAGCCATCAGAGGCAGTTCCACCTGTAAAATCAACTAAAACTTGATCATTTACAGATGCTCCATGTGATGATCTTGTAATTGTAATTAAATCTTGAGATTGGCTATAAGTAGAGGCTAATGATGAAGTAGGTACACCCTGACAAGTGGCAACTTGCAGTTTTGCTCCAACATCTTCAGCTAACGTGCCATCCCAATCTGGCATAGAATCAACTAAAGTTAATCTCGAATCCCATAAGTCAGAAACTACAATCGCTGCTGTTTTGAAATGACGTTCTAAAGAAAGATTAAATACTGCTCCTAAATCTAAGTCATCAACAAAAGTATAAAAACCTTGTGATACAATTCCATCTCCCAAGAAATCAAAGTTTGCAATGTCATCGACACTCGTAACATTGTCAAAAAACTGATTACCATCAAGAACTAAACCATTAAATTCATCACTAAATACAGTTCTAACTCTAGTGCCATTAAAAGGTGGACTTGTTTGATCTTCTCTTTTTGTCGTTACTATTTGATTAGGTTGGGGATCAGGTTTTGTGACAATAATTTGTGCTGCATTTGCTGATCTGCGGCCACCATCGTCAATGAATTTTATGCTGTAAGTTCCTGTTAAAGCAGGGACCAGTGTTTCACTGATATTTCCAGAAAGTTTTGGAATTATCTCTACAGAATTTGCAAAATTTGCTGAAGTTGATGTATCACTTGTATGTCTAACTGATATTGTTCCGCCATGAGTCACATCTACAGAGGTAGAGGGGTTAAAACGTAATCTTATAAAATTATCTGAAACAGGTTCAGATGTTAAACCTGTAGGATCCTCTGGTGGTTCCGTTTTACCAATAGCTTGAAAGGAATCAATACTAGCTGTACTAGAACTTAAAACACCTAAAGAATTAAATGATTTTATTTTAAATGTATAAGTTCCTAATCTAGACTCAAAAAGTTCAAAACTTGGTCTTGCAACTCTAACTCTTTCTGGATTATCATTTTCATACTGAAATTCTACAAGATATTCTTTTACACCTAAAACTGGCTCCCATGATACAAAAATTTTCGATACTGCTCTATTATTTAGAACAACAATTCTCTCGACAGCACTAGGGTTACTTGGCGCTGGTTTTTCATCGAGTAAAGTGGTTATTGTTCTTGGGTCTGCTGAAACTGTAGTATCCTCAACTTGTGAATATTTGTTTGTATCATGTATGGCTGCTGTAATTTGATATTCACAATAGTTACTTTCAGAAATAGATAAAACTCGATAGGTTTGAAATTCAACAGCAGTATTTTCGATGGCCCACACACTATTTGCTTGCGGAACTGAAGAAAATGCTGATGATACAGTTATTGTTTTCCCAGATATTGCTGTTATACTTCTTGACTCCATTGTTCCATCTTGAAGAACAACAGATAATGTTGCTGAATTTTCTGTTGTTAAATCTGTATTATTTTCATCATCTACAATTATTTGCGTTGTAGAGACACCTGTATTTATACGCCCACCTCTTCTAATGCCAGCCCTCATAGAATCTGCTATTCCAATAATTGCAGAGGGTCTTATTACAACACCAGCCTCTAAAGTTGTTGTGAAATTTACTACTTCACATTCTCTTAAATTTGAGTATAAAAACCACCTTCCAAGTCTGTTTGCTTGCCCTCTAGAGGTACAAGCGAAACTTTTTAAAGTTTTTCTTGTTCTTCCAAATTTTGAAACAGAATCTGATAAAGCTGTAATTTGATCTGTTGTTATTAGCTCATAATCTATTTGCTGAGTATCATTATCAAAATAAGAAACTTCAACCTCTGTGAATTTTGTTTTTTGACTTGTTCCTTGATAAGTAAAACCATTTGAAGTCACATTTGAATTATTAAAAATATAAACAGGAGTGCTTGTATTAGTCGCGGTATCAGTTGGTCTATCTTGTGCTATTTGCAAAGTTCCAACTCCATAAAAAGGAGTAGCGTTCATAATTGAACAAAGATCATTAATTAATGTATATGCGTCTTGTTTTTGATTTAAAATTACATTGCAAGAAAATCTTGGTTCTGTAGTTTGTGTTATTGGGTCTGTTATCAATTCACTTGCATAGGCACTTGCAGAATAAAAAGAAAAAACATCAAGTGAGTCTTCTTCTACGAGTCCATCAGTTCCACCAAAACCTTTATCAGTTGTCAAAATATCATACAAAATCCAAGCAGGGTCAGAACACCACTCTTTATCTGTTTTAAAAGTTCCATTAAATGTATATCCAGATGGATAGATCACTCTGCCATTATCAGAATCTATTGTGGTTCCATGCGGAACCTTGATCTTAGTACCCTTGACCCTGTACCGCCTCGTTGGAAATGATTGAAACTCTTGAGCATTAAATCTTAAAGCAACGTAAGCAAACCCTTGATAAGCTCTTGAGTCTGTAAGGATTTCAGTAAAGGATAAAAAATTAGATGCGTTTTGTAATTGGCTAGTTGTGGAGTCATCAGTATTTCTAATAACAGTAATTGTCAAAGGAAAGCTTAAAGAAGATGCAAGTTTAATTTCATAATCTTTTATGTAAGGACTTGTTGCTTTTCCATTTATTACATCTTCTACTACTGGATTATGCACAGTACCATCATTTTCAGTAATTCTGATAGACATTTTTACTTCTACACCATCAATGTTTCCATCACTTTTAAACTCTTGCAAAGAGGGAAACTGTAATGAAATTCTAAGCCGATCAAAAGCGGTTGTGCTTGTAGCTCTAGAAACTGATGAAGACTTAGTTACTGCAACACCAACGGGAATGGTGCTTTGTGTTGAAGGTATTTCTTGTAAGGCCGTTTGATTTGATGCTCCATTTTTAAAGAATATTTCTACATCTGAAAAATTTTCATCACCATTTGCATTTAATAAAGGGGTATTATTCAAAAAAATGCTTTTTTTAAAAGTATCAGTTCCGCTTCCGCCAACATCAAAAATAGAATCTATTTCTCCATAACCAAGTAAATCAAATACTGTTGCAAATTGTTTTGATCTAAGTCCACCATCTATCAAATCAGGATCAACAACCTGTCTTTTGATAGCTGCTAAATCTTCAC